GTGCCACCATCATATGCCCATGCATATCCTTCTTCAATCATTTTTTCATTAAGTGACACGTTCCCATCCCCGATATATAACCACCCCAGAAGACGACCATATTTGCCGACGCCACCAACAAGTTCAGTCCTAATAGTAAGCTCGTCGTCACCAGCAATGGTACTATCCAATTTCTCTTTGAGCCAGTTTGTTGCGTCGATTCCAAGTGCCTTTTCCTCCAAATTACGTGTTCGTTTTTCAGGTGTATCAACCCCTGCTATTCTAACACGTTCTTTCTTATAAAGATCAAACCCCAAGTCAATTGTAACATCTATCGTATCACCATCTAAAACTTTATTAATCTCCGTTACCCGAAAGTTGTAACAACTTTTCCTGCTCGGTGGGGTCATTGCTCCCATCTTCTTTCCACTCCAAATCTATTAGTGAATTATTTATCATTTCATGTATTGGAGTTCTTCTTTTTCTTGCTTCATGTTCTCTAACCTTCTGTATCCATTCCCCCGTAGGAAATGAATGTCCCATATGTGCTTCTGCCTTTGGTGCAAAATATCCTGCCCCAATAAAAGCAAGTGCTATAGATCCCAAAAGACCTATAGCAGCAACTACCTTTTCATTTGCCCGAACTCTCTCAGTGAGTTCCTTCTGTTTCTCCAATAATCTCTCCACTTGGGATTCCAGTACTGCTATCTTCACTTCGTTGCTCATTAGGATACCATGTATCATACATGAATATGTAGTAAATTGCAATCCCAACACCAATAAGAAGAATGGCAAGCATGATATTAATTGACCATACTACTTCACTCATGACACTTTATTGCCGTATGAACTTGCTTCTGTTGAGTCTGGATTATCTCTTAAGTATTCTGTATATCTAAATCCAGATCCTTCTGGGTAGATATATTTTCCGTTCTCATCAAAGTTAGGTAGTTTTGCCCGTGACTCTGCTGATGGGTATGTAGGATAAGGTCTTTTCCCTGCCCTCATTTCATTACCCTTTCTTCTTCTTTTCTGATTACCAGTTTCATGGTCTTCAGGCATAGTAGGCCAAGAAGTTCCTAAAATCTCCTTGATCATCTCTTTAGTATAACCGTTAGTGATTTCTTCCATTCTTTATCCACCTCGGTAAATAGAATATTGAAAATGAAGCACCCCAAAAGGTTGCTAATACTGCTATATGAAATAATCTATTAGGATTGAATAACAAACCAAGACCCACAAATATCATCCAAACATAATCTAATGTACCATGAAATCTATACCACACATTAGCACCATACTTATCAATAAACTTATCTCTTTGTCTTGCGAACCAAGGTGATACGTGCCTCATCATAACAAACCCTTCATTAAAAAACATAACAAAAAATCCAATCCAAAAAATCATTAATCTCTTTGCCTCCAATCATCAGACCTCTCATGATGAAACCAGTCTACCACATCTTGTGGATCACCGAAACCCCTACGATGATGAGTTGGATCGGGGTCTCCAATATTCAACTCATTCAGAAAAGAATCAGTAGGGTCAGTACTCATTCTTCTTGCGGTATTCAACATACCTCTAGCAGCAGTATTTGCCTTTGCCAATTTATCAGCCCAGATCATATCTTCCAGACTAACTTCTGATCCAGAAGCAATGTCTTTACATATTGCTTCTAGTCTCAAACGATATTGTGTTGATAACATATATTAATGATCGTTATTAGTATTATTTAACATGAATAACACCTTTCATACCTGCACCAGCATGAGGATCACATTG